GTATTTCAGAAAAGAAATTACGAAGTCAAGAAAAAACAAAAATTCATTTAAGTAAAGTTCAAACTTTATTAACTCAATTAACTAATGAATTTAACGCTGTCTCACAAGGTAGCCGATAACGTTTTGCGGCTATGTGGCAGGCAGGGTTTCCCAAAGATAGTTAGAACGACTTTAAGCGTCAAAACTAATTGCCTGATGAAGAGAACTCGAAAGATCATCCCTGCTTGCACATAGCTGTTGTTGTTGGCAGGCGTGTATTAGTTTTTTTGCCTTTCGCGGAGTGGCCGAGCCATAAATTATGTCTTTTAAGAAATACAATTTATGGCGAGGAACGCAGCGAAATCTAGGCGCAAAGATTGTCGGGCAAAAAATCGCTTGACTACAACGGTTCGGGGCTTTGCGTAGTAGCCCTTAGTAGAAACTTAAAATTAACCACGACACTTGATAGGGCTATTACGCAAAACCCTTGTTATGTGCCGTTAAATTTAGAAAGATATGGCTTATTATGACCACGGAGCAGCAATGAGAAAAAAAGAGTGTGCCGACAAGTATGCTGAATTGAAAAAACACATTACATCAAAGGATGAAAGCGGAAAATTAAATGAATGGTTTTTGGCACACGAACACATAGTTGATTTGGAAAGCAAACTTCAACAACAGGAAAAGCAGATTGAGGAATACAGAAGTTTTTTCTCATTGCTGCGGAAGCTATTACCAAGAGTTCCGTCAATTCACGATGTTATCGGTTAATGGCACATAACGTTTTCGGGCTTGGCGAAGTGGCTGAACCCGAAGCTAAATAGAATTACTAAAATTTAAAATTAAAAACAAATGATTGATAGAATTACCGAACAGCCATTTTGCCAAACCCGTGTTAGTGGCAGTACTTTTGTGAACGCTGATTGCTTTGATGTTTTTCCTTTTATTGAGGATAAATCAATTGATGCTATAATTTGCGATTTGCCTTATGGAACAACAAAAAACAAATGGGATAGTGTTTTGCCTATTGATAAATTGTGGAAAGAATACAACAGAATAATAAAAGACAACGGTGCAATTATTCTATTTGGAAACCAACCATTTTCTTCAACACTAATAGTAAGTAATTTAAAAATGTTTAGATATTCACTTGTCTGGGAGAAAAACAAGTTTTCAGATTTTTTAAACGCTAAAAGGAAACCAATGAAAACTAATGAAGATATTTTGATTTTTTACAAAAAACAACCTACCTATAATATTCAATATTGGTATGGAGAGCCTTATAAAAGATGGAACACACAAGAGGCTGTTGATAAACAAACTAATTACGGAAATCACAAACTAAATGTTTCTGAAAGCAAAGATGGTAAAAGATTACCAACAACTGTATTAAAATTCAATAGAGTGGAAAGACCATCACACCCAACAGAAAAGCCTGTTGAATTGTTAGAATGGTTAATAAAGTCTTACACAAATGAAGGCGATATGGTTTTAGATAACACAATGGGTTCAGGAACAACAAACTTGGCTTGCATCAAATTAAATCGCAAATCAATAGGAATAGAAAAGGAAAAACAATATTACGATGTCGCTGTTCGGAGGGCTTCGGAGTATTGCCACTAACGGCTAAGGCTAAACAACGTTTGGATTATTAACACTAAAAACAATAAATATGTACGACTTATCAAATTATGTAAAACCTTTCAAAGAGAGCGAAGTGCCAAATGTTGGTTTAGCCAATGTTAGCATCCGTTCTTTGATTGATAAACATCAAATGTGTATTGAAATACTTGAAGGAATAATATGCTTCAAACAACGAAAGAAACACAGAATAGAAAGCATTGAAGGCTTTGCAGGTACTTTTCCTGAATTACGAAAAAAGTATGTAAACGACATTGATACTATAAATAGGTGTATCAAAAGGCTTGAACAAAGATATAAGCGTATCTTGAATGGATGCTAACGTTTTGTGGCTTTGTGTCTGTTATTTTGGCTTGCAGACACTTGCCTTTAAAGATAATTTTAATAGCCAAAATAATAGCACAAAACCACTGTTATCGGTTCGGTGCGGTAATTGAAACGAAAATGACAACAGATAGTAAATGCGTTCATTCGCCATCAGGACATCATCAGTTCAAAGACATAGATGCTTTTAATAGAGATGATTCAGGCTTTTATCTAAACTGTATGCACTGCAATCAGACCATAATGTTTGATGTAGATACAGAAGAAGATTTTTACGACTTATTTGGCTTTGATACTGATGATGATTATTAGCACGTCCGTAGCACTGACCGATAACGGTTCGCGTGTATGAGAAGTTGGCGATTTTGAAAACGAAAACTTCCTACTACCACAGAACTTGATTAGAATTACAAAGGTTCATTTAACCACTGAACCGCCAATTTATTATACACGCTGTTATGTGCTGGGCGGTTTATCAGCACTAAATTTAATTTGAAAACGAAATGACAAAGAATGAAGAGTATCAAAAAATTGCAAATAAGATTATGTCTATTGACCATGTAGGTGTTCAATGTGATGATATACATAAATGCGAAGAAAAACATCAAGCAATTTTAGCAGTTGATAAATTAGACAAACAAGAAGCTATTAGATTGCTTGTTCATGTTATTCATGTTCAACAACTTCAATTAGCTAACGCTAAAATTGAGTTTGACGAAACAAATCCATTTAAAGACATGGTTAATTTTGACCACATTGATAGCTATGTTAGTTGCAATTCTCCTGATATGGAAACGCTATATTAGCCTTGCACATAACGTTTTCGGGCTTGGCGAAGTACCGCCTTGCAGAATGTTGAAATTTAGTACAAAGGCTTGTGGCGGTATTTTGCCAAACCACTGTTATGTGCCGTTTTTATTAACGAATTTAATTTAGAAATATGTGGTCATACTACGGAAGTAAAAGTAAAATGGTTGATTGTTATCCACCACCAAAATTTGATAAAATAATTGAACCATTTGCTGGTTGTGCAAAATATTCATTGAAGTATTTTGATAAACAAGTAACTATTGTAGATAAATACAAAGTACTTATTGATACTTGGTTATACTTACAACAAGCAAGTGAAAATGATATTTTAAAATTGCCAAAATTAAAACGTGGTGATAGCATTAAAGACCATAAATACTTATCTGAAGTAGAGCAAAACTTTTTAGGGTTTTTAGTATGTAATGGATTAGAAAGCCCACGAATGAATGTAAGTAGTTTTGAAGGGGTAAATGTTGAAAGAGATTTAAAACGTATTGCAAAATCCTTATTTAAAATAAGGCACTGGAATATTATTTTAGGAACATATGAAGATATTGATAATGTAGAAGCAACATATTTTATAGACCCGCCTTATATGTTTGGAGGAGAACATTATAAAGAAAGCAGTAAAAATATAGACTTTGAAAAATTAGCTGAATGGTGCAAAAGTAGGAATGGACAAACAATAGTATGCGAAAATACAAAAGCCACTTGGTTGCCATTTTTACCTATAAAAACAATGTCAGGTTCAAAACATAAAACGGTAGAAGCTATTTGGTCAAACTATAAAACAAATTATGATAGTGTTCAGCAGTCTCTCTTTTAAAATGGCACATAACAAGCGAGTTTGCGAAACTTTGCCCACTAAAACAGTATTGATTATCAATGATTGTAACAGTTAATTACACAGCCAAGTGGCAACTAAAAAGTAATCCTAAATATAAATGGACTACTTGCAAAAAGCTAATTAACTGTCAAACGGGAAATGAAATTAAAAAGACTATCAAAGGCGCAACTGCTGGTTATTATATTGGCAAAGATTTTGTTAAATTAGAAGACTTGAAAAGCCAAATTGAACTGATTCCTAAAAAAGAATATACACCATTCTAATATGCCAAAATACTATAAAGACCGACTTATCTTAGGGTTGATTATTGTTGCAATTTTCGCAATCGTGGAGTTTGTGAATTGGATAATCAATACTTATTTTTAAAATCAATTTAAGTAAAATTTACTCTTTTTGATTAGTTTTGCAATATGGCAAAATCGGCAGAATCAGCACAACTAGATTGGATAAAGGTTTGCTTGCGTAAAGGCGAGAGTAGAAAAGTCATTTTGGCTAAGTTTGTCAAAAAGTGGCAAGACACATCTACAAGGACATTTGATAGGCGTTTAAAGCAGGCTGAATTATCAATGGCAAGCGAATTAGAAGCGATTAAAGATAAAGCCAATAAGAATATCGAATTGAAGGCAAAAGAGCTATCAACGCAAATTTTAAGCACACTTGAAAGACAGATAATTCTAAGTCAGATTGCAAGGGGCGAAATTCCTTTGTCAAAACCAATGGTAGTTGACAAGTCAATAGTTGATATTGATGTTGTTCCTGATTGGATGGATAGAAAGAATGCCATTGCCGAACTAAATAAAATGGATGGTAGTTATGTTCCCGTCAAAATTGCCCAAACAGATAAAGAGGGAAACGATATTACTCCAACGATTACCAACTATGTTATTCCAGCAATTGGAGAAATAGAACTCAAAGAATAATGCCATACGAAAAAGACGGGAGTATATTTCATAATGGCACTTCATTTTGCTTGGGTGGTAAAAGTGCCAATCCTAAGCAGTTGAATTTTCTAAAGACTGTTTTGGATGAAAACGATTATAGATATTTTGCCTATGGTGGTGCGATTCGCGGAGGTAAGTCTTATGTGATGCTATTTATTTTGCACCAACTTTGTCTTAAATATCCAAAAAGCAAGTGGTGTATTGTTCGTTCTGATATGCCTGTTCTAAAATCAACAACGATTCCATCCTTCAATAAACTGATTCAGACAGCTTCCTATGGTAAATGGAATCACTCAAGCCACACCTTTACCTATAAAAACGGCAGTCAACTATTATTCAAGTCTGAGAATATTCAGCAAGACCCTGAACTTAACTCGTTTTTGGGATTGGAGGTTAACGGCTTCTTTTTGGAGCAAGCAGAGGAACTTTCATCTAAAATGTGGCAAAAGGCGCTGGAAAGAACGGGCAGTTGGTACGTTGAGCCAATGCCGAAAGCATTGATATTAACCACATTCAACCCTACTCAAAATTGGGTTAAAGAAATGTTCTTTGAGCCTCACAAGAACGGAACACTTGAAGCACCTTACTACTTTGAATCCGCATTACCCAAAGACAATCCTTTCGTAACTAAAGACCAGTGGAGCGGATGGGGAATGATGCACGATCGCTATAAACTACAATTCATAGAAGGTGACTGGAGCGATTTTAATGATACAAATGGACTTTGGGCCTTTGCTTTTGACCGTAAAAAGCATATTGGTAAGCCAGAGAAAGATTCTGCTCAACTTCTTTACTTGTCATTTGACTTTAATAAAAATCCGATTTGCTGTAGTGTGATTCAGTACAACGGCAATAAAGTGAAAGTTATAGAAACAATAAAACTTGCCAACTCAGACATATATGCTATGTGTCGGTATATCCGCTCGAAGTACACTAATTTCATTTATATGATTACGGGCGATGCTAGTGGACAAAGTACCTCCGCAATGGTCCAAGACAATTTGAACTATTATAAAATTATTATTAAAGAGTTGCAATTGAGTAATGCTCAAGTAAAAGTTCCAACGGTAAATCCAAGATTAGAAGACAATCAGGTTCTTGTTAATTCATTACTCACTAACTATGATATTGAAATTCATGAAATAGATGCAAAGCCATTGATTTATGATTTGCAGAATGTCAAGATGTTGGCAGACGGAACAATTAAAAAAGTGGATAGAACCGATCCAACTCAACAAGCAGATGCGCTGGATACTTTCCGTTATTTCTGCAATACTTTTCTAAGGCATTTGATATTGAGATAATTTTCCTACTTTTGTGTAAAATATACGCAATATGAGTAATTGTGAAAGTTGTTTTGCTGCCGAGTTGCCAGAGTGCATTGATGCTTTCACTTTAAAAGGAAAGCTCACTGCATCTACTGATTATAAATGGACTATCACTGATAAGTTCGGTAACAGATTAAGCGGACTTGCGACATCGAATGTTGGTGGCGACATCATTCTTTCAGATTCATCCTTCAACAAATTGCTTCGTTCATTCTCTGGGGCTTTTAAATTAGAGTTCTTTCTAATTGACAGCACAGTCCCTGTAACCATGACGATGTGTGATACTAAAGATTACAACTGTATCAATTTTACACTTTATAAAGAAAATGGTATTAGTTCACCTGCTATAATTGGAGAATGTGAAGGAGTCTGAAATAGTACCAAATATCGCTGTTGTTGCTAATGTAAAGGATGAACAAGCTCAGCCAGACTTAGTCTATAAAGGAAGTTTGAATCTGCAAAACGGGTTAAAGATTTGGGAGATTGACTTGTCAAGTGGGAAAATGGAGGAAGCCACTTTTGAGAAAGAAGATGTGGCTCAATTTGGGAAGCAAAAAGCTAGAAAGAAGTTAATCACTAAGAAAGGATTCACTTATGTAGTGGCTTTGAATAAAGATAATGCAGCGAAGAAATTATTAAAGCAATTTGGGTTATGGCAAAAACAATCTTAATTCAAGCAATTCAAAATAGCCTTTGCATTCTTGCAATATATACATCCTTGCAAGAGGGAATGATATTTGGAATTATTGGAAGATTCCTAGCCAAATACCTAACTATTTCTTTTGTCGCCAAACCTATTTACAGCTGCTTTATCTGTATGGGTTCTTTCTGGTCTTGCGTGTTTTGGATTATACAAGGCTTTGATTTGACAATCTATTTGCCAATTACCATTCTCGCTACTGTAGGAATCAATACCCTTTTAAGTGAAAAAGCAGAGGAGCTACTATTTTTCTATCACAAAAATCGATTAGCAAAATGACAGCAGAGGAAATATTGGTTGCAAATGGATGGAAGTTTTCAAAGGCATGTACTTCATGCGGAGGTAATAAGAAAGATTATGTGCATCCAGATAAACCAAATAAAAGAGTTCAACTTTTAAACAATAGTCAATATTTCTATGTGTTTGAAGGTGCATTTTGTACCAAAGCAGACTACACTACTAATCTTGAAAAAGTAATCACCACGCTATGACATTTAAAAACATCTTCAAAAGGAAACTAAAGCCTTTCAGCGATAGTAAGTACATCATAAAGCCTGCATTTGAGGTGAATGGAACTACTTACTATGAAATGGACGACATTTTCAATATTCCATGTTTAAGAGGTCTGGCAGCTATCAAATACTATGAAGAAATGCGCATGAAGACTTCTTTGGAGTTTTTACAAGCGCATACAGAAGCTGTTAAAAATGCACTTAGGGCAAATCCTATTGATGTTTTCACAGTAGACAAACTGAATGGTCAATTAAAAGATAGATTAGATTTCATTGTGGACACGGACACCGTTTATAAACTTGCATCAGTAGTTTACTTTGATGAAAATGAGAATCCAGAAGAGTATGAGCATGGCTATAATCTGAAAAAGATTGCTAAATGGAAGGAAGCCGAGGGCGTGAACGCTTTTTTTTTACGTCAGCCAATACAAAAATTAGTTCCGTTTTTAGTTGGGCAAGATATAAATATCCAGAACTATTCCAAGGCAGTAGAGGCGATAACAAAGGAGCATTTGGAAACCATTTTGGACTCCTTATCGAGCGAACAGAGACAGCAATATATGACGCTGTTTCCTTCGTAAGTCAAAGTGAACTTGGGCTTAACAAGCCGATAGAGCAATATACTTTACCTGAATACTACCACACCTACAATAAAGTGATGCAACGGGCAAAGGAACTTGAATCCCAAAAAAATAAATAATGGATAATGTTCTCATTAATATTGATTTTGAAGTAAGCGGTCAAAGTGAATTGATAAATAATTTGGTCAAAATTGGAAAGCTAACGGCTGAAGAAGCTGCTACTTTCAAACAGGCTGCTGCCATGAAACAGCAAGCAACGAGCCAACAGATAGGAGAAACCAATAAGCTAACCTCCGCGAATGAGAAAGGAGCAAAGTCAATAGCAGATTTAGTAGCTGCTAATAAAAATCTTACATCCTCCTTACCTACACAAGCAATTAATCAGGCATCTAAGGAGCTGATTACATTCGGAGGTGAAATGAATCGAAGTGCCGAAACTTCCAAATCTCTAAAGGCTCAACTTCGGTCAATGAAAGAAGAGTTGAATCTATTGGAAGAATCAGGACAAGAAAACACGGCAAGGTTTGAACAACTTTCTATTAGTGCAGCAAAGTTAACGGATCAGTTGGGTGACACTCAAAATCGTATTCGTCAAATGGCATCCGATACTAAATACTTGGATGCTGGCTTGCAAGTGCTCGGAGGAGTGGCATCTGCTTATTCAGTAGCACAAGGAGCCAGTGCTTTATTTGGTACAGACCAAAAGGAACTGCAAAAAACCTTAGTCAAGTTGAATGCAGTCATGGCCATTGCCAACGGATTGCAACAAATTCAGACGCTCACTCAAAAAGAAAATATTGCAGTCACTTTGATTTCAACAGGACAAAAGCGATTAGCTGCTCTTGCTACTACTTTAGAAACTGCTGCTGAATCAGAAAATATTATAGTAAAGGGAGGCGCAACAGCTGCTCAATGGCTATTGAATTATGCACAAATGGCAAGTCCAGTTTTATTATTGGTCGGAGGCGTAGTGGCTTTAACGGCTGCTTTATATGTTTTTACGAGCGGAACAAAGTCGGCATCAGAAGCACAAACAGAATTGAATACTGCCCAGTTGAAAGCCCTTGAAATTTCAGCAGAGCAAGACAATCTACTAAAAGAATCCTCTAAGGCTAAACTTGGTTATTTGGAAGATGAATTAAAGGTAAAGCAAGCAGCTGGAGAGTCGGATGCCAAGCAATATGAACTTCAAAAGAAAATTGACGAAGAGAAAAAAGCTACTGCTAAACAGATTTACGAAAAGAATCAAGCGGACATCGGAGCATTGTCTTATCTGAAATGGGAAGCTGTGAATTTAGATGCTAAACTCAATAAGCTACAGTCTGATAATGCATCTGAAGAACTAATTAAGCAATACGAAACACAAAAGGAGTTTGTGAAAAAGAGAATTGAAGTGGCTCAGTCTGCTAAAGATGAATATTTCTCAATTCTTGCAGAAACTGGAGCGAATGAAGCAAAATATCAAGAAGACCAAAGACGGAAAACGCTTGAATCATTCAAAGCCACAGCCGATGCAAAGCTATTGTTGCAAAAAGCAAATAGCAAAGCCGAACTAGATGCTAAGATTGCGGACTTACAAGCTGGTGCTCAATTAGAATTGGATGATGTGAATTTAAGCAGAGGTCAACGACTCTTAATTGAAACAAAACTCCAAAAGGAAATCACAGATGCTAAAAAGCAATATGTTTTAAAGCAATTAGAAGATAAGAAGAATGGAATCCTTGCCGAGCAACAACTCTTCAGACAGAATGCAGAATATCAACTACAGGCTGGTAAGGACTTGGCAAAATCAGAGTATGACCTTGCTATCAATCAAAAGGATATTACAGACAATCAAAGATTCTTAGCGGAGCAAATCTATTTGAATAAGATTGCTGATTTGCAAAAGAAGTATGACGAGGATAAAGCCAAATCTACTTTAAATGCGGAGATGTCCCAGGTCAATGCTCGGTTACAAGCGCAAGTTCAGTTTAATGGAGAGTTTGAGCAACTTGGGAAAGAGTCCATTGATATTAAAATGCAAATGGATATTAATGCTGCTATTTCTACCATTCACAATGAGGAGGAATTGCAGGCAAAGATTTTGGAAATTAAAGCCAAAGCAAATAAGGACAAAGAGAAAATTGATAAAGACTATTATAAAAGCAATCAGGATGCTCAGATGGCAGCCTATGACTATGAAGTGTCTTTAGAGAATATCTATTTGAAGCAAAAGGAAGGTACAAGCGCCAAGGTACTTCAAAATGAATTATCTGTCATTGCTGCCAAGCAACAGCAGAATGAACAGTATTATTCAATGGGTTTGATTTCAGAGCAAGAATATCAAAATAAAGTCTATCAACTTAAACTGGAAGCAGCAAATAAAAATGGCGAGATTGCTCAGTTAGAAATAGCCCAATCCAAGCAGATTTATGATGCGGTTTTAAGTGCTGCCACTACTTTGACCTCCGAAGTTACTGCTTACTCCAAGCAAATCACAGATAACAAATTGGCTGAACTGGATAAGCAACGGAACCACGATTTGAGTAATAAAGATTTGACAGAGGCGCAAAAAGCAAGGATTCAAAAGCAGTATGACGATAAAGCCCGTGCCATTAAACAAGAAGCAGCTAAACAAGAAAAGGCAGCACGGATATTTGAAGCAACGATGAATACTGCTACTGCTATTGTAAACGCATTGACAGCAGTTCCAGCAGGTCCACAAAACTTTGTATTAGCTGCATTAGCAGGCGTGATGGGTGCTGCTCAAATAGCTATGATAGCATCACAACCCATTCCACAGTTTGAAAAAGGAGGAACAAATATCCCTGCTGGTATGAAGTTAGTAGGAGAGAAAGGTCCCGAATTAATTTGGACTCCTGGCGGTGAAACAATTTACAACCATCAAAATAGTATGGATATAATCAAGGCATTCAATAATGGCAATTCACCAATTCCAGCGCCATTGCCACAGATGCCAAGTTTTGTTCCCGTGAGAATTGGCTCAACAGATATGGCAGTTAGTGGTCAAGACAATAAAGAAGTAGTTCAGGCACTTGGTAGGCTAGAAGATAAAATGGAGAATCTGAAACAAGTGAATGTTCAGATTGATAAAGGTGGATTTGCAACGCATTTGCTAAATAGAAATCACACAGTAAATTTAATTAACGATGCAATTGTTATTTAGAAACACAAACGTATGGATTGCCTTGGTCGTCTGTTGCTGTTCCGCTAGAGTAGTGAGCATAGTTTCTATCTTCTTTACAAACTTCTACTTTTTCGTATGTTTTAGCAATAGAGCACGTAAGACATTTTTTGCATGATGAAATAGAAATTGCAAAAGCAAAAATCGTAAGAATTAAAATTGACTTTTTCATGGTGACTGAATTTAGTAGTACAAAATAAAAGAAAAAAAGACAAACATGCAGTTAAATTTCACATTGATAGATTATACAGTAAATCCACTTGGAATTACTACTGCTATTCCAGAGCCTTATAAATGGGATTCTATACAATTGGTTTTAAAGCGTGACTCTATGAAACATGGCTTCATAGACATAATAACTGGCAATGATGGAGGCTTCCCTAATATGGAGTTTACAGAAAAAGGGTTTAAAATTCTTAAAGATGCTTTTGATAATTACGGAGTAGATGCATTGGTTAATTTTAAGATTGAATTTTCTTGTTCTGATACTGATTCTCTCACTACGCTTTATGAGGGGAAAGTAAATTTTAGCATGTATAGAGAGTTTTGCGGTGATAGTTGTGGTTGTATGGTTGGCGTTGATTCATCTTCTGAAATAGTAGCATGGAAAAACAGAAACAACCAAAAGGTTAACCTCCGCTCTTTAAAGTCATTTGACTCTGATACAGACAATCTTGATGAATATGAAAATTTAGGAATACCAATAGTTCTACCTCCGAAAGCAATAAAGTTCTTTAACGACTGGGAAATAAAAGGAGAATTATCTCAAACTTTTTCAGATACTACATTTGGACCTTCCGCAACTCCTGGCACATCTGCATTTATGTATATGGCTTTAAATTGGGATAGACAAAACAATACAGAAATTATTATTTCCGATAATACTCCAACATCTTTTTGCCAATATAATAAGTTTACTAAAGAGTGGAGTGAGCAGTATGAAGGAATGATAAAATTCGACCCTATCTCTAAGTTAGATTGTACTTCTGTCTATGATGTTAAAGTTGATATGGAAGCCGTAGTTTCATTGTCCTCTGCTAACAGTTACAATATATCAGGGCTATCTTCTTTAAGGCTTGCCGTATTAGATAAAAATGGCAATACTATAGGCGCACCAATTACGTTAGGTTCCGTTAACGTATATCAAGCAAGCCCAACAGATACGCTTTCTATACACACTACAGTTTCAGTATCATTGAAACAAACAGATAGGTTGTACTTGTATTTTGTCACCAACATAGAGTATTTAACTTTTCCTTTTGTAAACTTTGATGTGAATCTTGTATTTGCCGAAGCAAAACTAAATATTAGCAGTACCTCTTATTGTGAGCAAACCAAAGCAGATGTTTTCTTGGTAAATGAAGTAATGAGTCGAATTACAGAGGCATATACAAATGATAAAATGCGTGTGTATAGCGACTATTTCGGGCGTACGGACGCAAAGCCATATTCATCTGAATCAAATGGATGCGGAGGTTTAGAGTGTCTTACAAATGGGTTGCAATTAAGACAGTTCACTATGTCTGATGGCTCTAAGCCATTGTTTGCAATGTCAATGAATGAGTTATTTGAAGGCTTAAATCCAATTCACAATATAGGAATGGGATTAGAAGACGACCCAAACAGAGTTGGATATAAATTGGTAAGAGTAGAGCCATTTATCTATTTCTATAAATTAGATGTAATTTTTACAGCAAAGAATATATCTCTGTTAACAAGAGAAGCAAATACGGCAGAATACATAACATCCGTAAATATTGGCTATGATAAATGGGAGGCTGAAAGAGTTAACGGTATTGATGAGATACAAACAAAACGCTCTTACAGGACAGCTTTGTCATCTGTTAGAAGTGCATTTGAGAGAATATCCAAATTTATAGCAAGCGGATATGCAATAGAAGTAACACGGAGAGAGTACGGAGCAACAACAAAAGACTGGAGGTATGATAATGACAATTTTATTATTTGCTTAAATGACACATATAGAGGTGGGGTTAATTTTCTTCCTGGCACATACAATGTAATTGGAATCAATGCAGTTGTAGAAAATATTCATGTAGGAGATACTATTGTAGTATCAAATACAGCATCAAATGACGGAACATATATTGTCACATTGGTAACAATGAGTGCATTCAATACATTAGTTCGAGTTTCAACATCTGTTGTGAGTGAGTATGCTCCAAATGCAATTTTGAATAACACTTTTAATCAATTCAAGTTTGTAGAAATAATAGTTGATTCTCCTGAAAATCTTTTAACCTCCGATGTGGTATATAATTTTAGAATTTCTCCTTTAAGAAATGCTATGCGCTGGTTCAAAACAATTGTCGCTTCAATTAAAGATTACGCAGCTGCTGTATTGATTTTTACTGGAGCAGATGGGAATAGTACAGCCAAAGGGCAAACTCATTCAGAATATGGTTGTATTATAGAAAATGATGCATACAAGGAAAATAGCAACATAGAAGCCTCAATGTTTACTGATAGCTTTGAGGCTATTCCAATTTTAGAAAATGAAAAAGTTCATTTTGACTATCCATTAACCTATAACCAATGGACCGCAATTATGGCAAATCCTTATGGATTGATAGAGTATAGTTGTGGTGAAACAGATTTAAAACAAGGATGGATTGAGGATTTGAAATACAGCCCTTATACTGGACTTGCAACTTTTACATTACGACCAAAAATTTAAACCAATGCCAATAGCAATCAATAACCCAAAATATTCATTTGTTCAGTTTGGAGAAACTATTCCAACTGCTCCATGCGCTGACCCTGCAATTTGTTTGCCTGTAAATTCTCTGGAAGATTTAGGATTTCAAATTAGATTATCGGCAGCAACTGACATTATATTCCCAGACAATCCAGAAGACCCAATGGGATATGTTCAGCATACTTACGGATTTGTTATTTGCAAAGAATGTGGTGATGTGGAAGATTTGCCTATTCCTGATGGTGAGCATTTCCCATTGAAAGATTATGATGCTTTAAGTTTTCCTCTTACTCCAGATACAGGAGTAGAATATTTATTTGTAAGTCAAGTTTCGACTACTCCAAATGATACCTTTGCAAATTTAGCCGTTGGCGATTGCTTTACTATTTGCCTAGTCCAGTTCACGACTATTCAAGTAGAGCTAACTACCTATTACAGCTATACATGCTTAGCTTCTGCCAACTGTTTCAAAAAATCCGATGAAACTTGCTTTACGTCCCTCCTAAATTACAAGTGCGGTGAAGATGCTTTTGGATTCATCTACTCGCGACCATTTGGCGGTGGTACTGCTTATTTTACTAATAAAGCAAGGCTTCCAATGTACTTAAAGCAACCCGATTATAGAACTAAAGAAAAAGGCTATCAATACTCGGACGGTACCTATAAAAAGTTGATGGAGCGAATTGACAAACAGTATAAACTTGAAACTTCGTATCTTACAACTGATTTGCATGATAGATTAAACGTGGCATTGTCGCATGATACAGTTCGAATATCAAATGATAATGCAAATGTAGTATCACAGCAGTTCTATAAATCTGAAAATTATGTTCCTCAATGGAACTCAAACGATACTTCAAACACAAAAGTTTGTAAGGGAACAACTAAATTAATTTTAAACGAACCTATCAATATGATTAATTCTAATTGTGGGTAAAAACAAAAGCTATGGCAAAGAAAAAGACAAAATCAAAAGAAGAAGAAGTTGTAAGCTCCTTTGGAGAAGATGGAACTACAACTATTGATATTTCTACCCCAGTTGATATTTTGGAGAAAGTAGAGCCATCAAAACCGAAGCAAAAGCCAAGAGGGATATTGATTTTTGCAACTGGACAAGATTATTATGCTACTATGGCCGTTAAGTTGGCATGTTCTATTCGTGTAGCAGAATCGTCAATGCCTATCACATTAATTGTTGATAGTAATTCTTATAATTGGGCGGTTAGAAAGTACAGCCATTTATTTGACAATGTGCTAATGTGTCCAAAGGATTATTTGTATGTAGGTGATCAGCGCACTGATACCAAGGCAAAATGCTTTGAAGATATTATTTCTCCTTACGATGAAACTATTGTGATTGATGCGGACTCTTTATGGCTTGCAAAAAAGAAGCCAAGTGAGTTATTCGAGAAATTCAAAGACGTGGATTATTTCCAATACACTCGTAAAATTACAGACCTTTCACAAGAGGATGTAGATGCTAATTCAGGAAGCTATTGGGCGAAGGTTTCAGATATTAAAAAGGCATTCAATTTAAGTAGTGGCAAATTTTACAACTGCTCTGGTGAGTTCCGGTATTTCAAAAAAACAGAGGCATCAAAGAAAATATATGATGCAGTTCGGGAAATAATTGACAACCCAAAAGTAGAGGTGAGAGAATTCTTGGGCTCTAAATTTAATGAAGAGCTTTCGTTCAATATTGCTATTACTACTACAGGATATGAAATGCCATTGACTGATTTTAAACCAGTACATTGGTTTGGCAATGAAAACACAAATAATAATCTTAATTTTGTGCAGTTATCTGAAAAGTATTTTATTCTTTCTGTCGGAGGGAATCAAACGATTCCAAACATAAAAAGAGAATACGAATATCTTTGTAAAGCATACCTTGGCAGACTTGGAATAAACGACATTTCTGCGATATTAATGGCAAAGCGTGACCATCTATCAACACGCAGAACTTACTAATTTTTATCGCAATGAGTTTTGAAATCACAGCAGCATTTCTCCAAAAGTATTTACAAAAAGGCTATAAACACGATTCTTATAAAGAAACAAATGCTTTATACAAAGAGTTAAAAGTACATGCAGACGGTGAAACTCCTGCAGAACTATTAATGCAACGCAGACCAGGCGAAAGCGCTTATATTTTCAAGTATCGTTCTGAAATTTACCAACCCAAAACAAAGCGTGTAATTACAAAAATACTCAACACGCTATCCATGATTAATCGATCCGTAGATTGGGCTATTACTTATGATGCAAAAACACAGCTGGCACAATTAGGAGAAAGCACACTCCAGCAGTATTGTGAAATTGACTATCCTATGTTTGGAAGTTTGACAAATTGGGCTTTTTCAATTGCACTGAAGCAATATTTAATTGACCCGAATGCGGTTGTTTTAGTAAGGTATAACAAACCATTAATTGCTAATGAATATCCAGAGCCAATTCTCGAGATATACAATTCTTGTGATGTTTATGATTACAAAGAATGGCAATATTGTGTACTTGAAAGTGAAGAAGAAAGTACGTATGTAGTGGATGGCAAAACATACGATGATGGAGAAGTCTATTGGATAGTTACAGACCAGGCTTTCTATAAACTCATGCAGAATGGTCCAAAAAATACAGATTGGTTGATTGAAGAAATTCCTCATACTGTAGGCTATATGCCAGCATTCAAACTGGGTGGACTTATCAAAGAAACTGATCAGGAGTTTTTATATGAAAGCCGTATTAATGGAATTGTTCCAAGTTTAAATACTGCTGTTTCTCTTTACTCAGATAAGCAAGCTGAGATTGTTCAGCATGTGCATTCTTTGATGTGGCAATATCAAACACAGCCTTGTAAGAAATGCAATGGCACAACACAAATAAAGCCGAATAGTGAAGCTGCTCCTATTATGTGTCCAGATTGTAAAGGCATGGGAACTGTTCCCACTTCTCCTTATGAATCATTGGTGTTAAATGCAAATACAACCTCCGTTGGACAAAACCCAGTTCCAAATCCAATGGCTGGCTACATACAAAAGAATGATGTGGCTCAAATGTTGAAAGCTATGAGTGATGAAATAAAGCAAGAAATCTATGATGCATATTCAGCTGTGAACATGGAGCACCTTTCTGATATTCCACTTGCTCAGTCTGGAGTTGCTAAAGCACAAGATGGTGACTCTTTAAACAACTTTGTTTATGCCGTAGCATCAGACATCGTGAACATATTGAACAAAGGATATTATTTCATTGCCAAACTTCGTTATGGCTACCAAATAACAGATGATAAAACGATTGTTTCAATGTTGCCACGAATTAATGTTCCCCAAAAATTTGATTTGTTGAGCTCCAATTATCTAGTGACTGAAATTTCATCATTGAGAGAAGCTAAAGTAGACCCATTTATTATCATGGCATTAGAGCGTGATTTGGTTGCCAAGAAGTTCAAAGACAACAACGATGTTCAGCAACTAATCAAAGCATCATTCGCATTGAATCCATTGCCAGGGATAACTGAAGAAGAAAAAACGGTAAGACTACAAAACGGAGGAGTAGATGTAATAGACTACATTATTTCATGCAATCTTATTCCATTCATCCGCAAAGCAGCACAAGGGAACACTAATTTCTATGAGTTAGAGCCTATGAAGCAGTATGATATATTGGTTAAGTATGCGGAGGTAAAGCATGAAGAAATAACAGGAGCAGCGGACATTAAACAAGGATTAGTCGATACAAGCGCAGGGGGGGCAACTCCTTAGCAAATTCTGTTGGTGGTTTAACGGGAATGATAGAAATAGTAAAAGCCGTTGCAAGTGGGGTTTATGATTTAGATGCAGCTATTTCTTTAGTATCACAACGCTTTGGAGTTAGTGAAGAGGAAGCAAGAAAACAACTAGGAACTCCTCAGCAAATAAATAATACAGCAGATGCAACTTTAGTGCAAAAATTAACTTAGAAGAATGCCAGACAATAAATTTATCCAAGATTTGCACCAAGTAATTGACGGCTCTGTGAGCTCGTTTGATAGTTCCATTGGTAGCATTCAAAAGGATATTTACAAAGAAATTTCAATGCTACTAAAAGACCTTGAAACTTCTGGAGACACTATTAAGCCAACAGCTAAAAACATTTCTATAATTGGTAAGATAAAAGCAAAGATTGAGAAAATAGTTCGCTCTGATTCCTACAATAAAAACGTGAAAACATTCTTAGGAGCATTAGATGAAATTACGAATGTTCAGCATCAATACTTCAGCTCCATCACAGAGGATTACTCACCAAGTACAGCCTTGAAGGAGTTGAAAGCCCAAGCGATTGACGATGCGTTGAATAGTTTAAAAGGAGCTGGTATTACGGCAAACATTACGGAGAAATTGCAGTCAATACTTCGCTCTAATGTAACCAGCGGAGCAAGTTATTTGGCTTTAATGAATCAAATGCGCGATTATTTGATAACAAATGAAAGTGGGCAAGGCGCTTTAGAAAAGTACACCAAACAAATAACTACTGATACGCTCAACCAATATGCAGCACAGTATAATTCTTTAGTATCAAATGACCTAGGATTAAAATGGTATCGGTACACCGGTGCATTGATTAACACCTCTCGTCCTTTCTGTGAAGCATGTAAGAAAAAGCAATTCATTTATGAAAGTGAATTGGAGGATGTAGTAAAAGGTAATTTCAAGGAGTTTGACCAAGAAAACGGAAAGATAGATTCAAGAACTGATTTGCCAAGTGGAATGATTCCTGGCACAAATGCAGACAACTTTAAAATCTATCGCGGAGGTTATAATTGCGGACACCAATTAGTTCCAGTATCGGAGGTTGTCGTGCCTAAAAATATTCGTATGGATGTTTATTCTAAGCAAGGAATCAAATACGATTCAGACGGGTTTGCTAATTAATTTATGGTACTCATGAATTGCTTTAAAAATAGCTTCTGTTTCTGAAATCTTTTCTCTGTGCGGATTTTCAGCTAACATAAACGCTTGAATTGCCTCTATTTTTCCCTGCATATCGCAACTAATCGCCTTTAAAGATTTGTCCTTTGGTTTACAGTTTTTAGAATCCTTCATATACCACAAAGGTATTACAATGTTTTTTACAATTATAATTTCAAGCAATCTATTTTCTACATTTGTGTAAAATTTACTCAAAACGAATAAATCGTATCATGGTAAACAAATTGAAAATCACGAAGCTTGACGGGACAATTCACTATGTAGAAACAAGCCAAAAGCCATTCTTTGAACAGCACAACAGATTAATGGGGGCTGGTAAGCAATGGACATTAGAGGTGGTAGATGAAGATTCTATTGACCCGAAAATTTGGAAATCAACAGATGCAGTAAAGGCTAATGCAGATGCCACAAAAGAACTTTTAGAGGAATCTAAAAAGAAAGATGACTTGATTGCCGAATTGCAAGCAAAATTAGAAGCAACTGCAACAGACAAGAAAGCTGAAAAAGCTGCTGCAACAGAAAAGAAATAATTTTTTTAAATCAATAATAAACCTCCGCTATAATGAGTAAAATCAAAATAGGAACTTTCTTGAATGACCTTGCTAAAAAAGCAGGCATTGATACAACAACTCCTGAATTTGTTGACTTGCTTTCTACCAACTTTGAAATCCCATCTGTGATTGCAGAAGGAATTAATGCCAAGTTGATGAACTTAGATGCAGCCGAAAACAACCCGGCTTTACGTGACACTTTTAAAAGAAAGTATGTTGCTGAAGCATTGGATGGAGTAGATGCTCAGATTAAAAATATTTTGTCTGCTGTGAAGTTTGAAGATGCAGACTTAGCAGACATCAATGCTGCCAACGGAACTTATAAAAAGTTAGAGATTCTTGGCGCAAAAGTCAAAAACCTAGCAGACGGAAAAGGAGCAAAGAAGCCAGAAGTTGAATCTCTTACAAAACAAATTGAAGAATTAAATATTCAATTAGGAAAATTGAAAGGCGATTTTGAAGTAGAGAAAACGGGACTTCTTTCAACGCATGAAAACGAGTTAACCAATTTAGCTCTTCAAAGTATGCTCTCGGCTAAACAATATGCATTGCCAGAAGATATGCCAGCAGAGCGCAAGGCTAAAATTGCTTTAGATTCTTTGAAAGAAGATTTAGAAGCAAAAGGACTTCAAATTAAACGAGTAAACGGAACGCCAACACTTTTGAAAAAGGATGGCTCTAAATACTATAACGAAGCCAACAACTTAGAAGTTGGTTTGAATGATTATACCGATGGCGTTCTCAACGCGAATAAATTATTAAAAGTGTCAGGCGAAGGCTCTGAGAAAAAATCTATAATACTGCCCGAAAACGGTGGAGCTGGTAAAGCCATAGATTTGAACGCTGCCAATGCAATGGAAGCAGCTGCACTTTCTATGATGCCTAAATAGCACATCCTTTTTTGGCGAAAACTCACCGCTAAAAAAATATATAATCATGGCTGGATTCGCTCCATTCTTGTTGCTTCAAGCAGCAGCAATTCAAAAAGCAGGTTACACTGCTAAAAAAGTAACACCAAAAGGATATTTGGAAATGTTGTTGTCTAACGGACAACCAAATCTTATTTCTCAATCAGTATCAGATGCCAGTGGGCATGTTCGTGATGTGAAATACTGGTATCGTCAACGCGGTATCGGTGGCCAGTCAAGAACTACTGACGATTGCGATATTGATGCAAGACCATCGCGCTTAGAAGGTACTATTCCGTCAACATTGTTCCGTGTTTCATCTTGGCAATTTGATGACGAATTGATTGCTAAATATGAAAAAGAGGCATCTGCTGTAGTTGGACCTGCTGCAAAAGCATATGACCCTAAAAGTCCGCTGCCATCAATTATGATGGAAATTTGGGATTCAGTTGTAGAGCAAGCAAACGGATTGCTTATTGACATCAACAGCGATTTGATGGATTTGCAAGCTGTTGCATTTGGTGTGAATGTAGTTACTGGAAGCAATGCTTCTCAAACTCTAAACTTCGGTTTAAGTACAACTACCAACCCATTGAATGAAGGTTTGACCAAATTGTTAACTGATGCTCGTGCAAATGAGATTGACATCACAAGCGCTACAATTGTAGGCTCTGGCTTCATTGATGCAGTTTACATGCAACGTGTACAAAATGCACTTTCAAACGCTCAAAACGGAGTAAACCAAAGCAATCTTTCAATGCCAAAGTATTTCTATGATCCAATGGCTGCTACCAAGTTTGGTGCAAATCAATTTGGATTGTTTGAAAAAGATGCTGTTCAATTGTTATCAGTTGACCGTTATGTTGGTTTCAAATCAGGATTTAAAGGTAACTCTTACTTCTTCAATATCACTTTACCTATCACAAATAGCTTAGGTGGTAATGAATTAAGCAACATTACTTTTGACTGTCAAATGTTCTATTCTGATTGTCCTCAAACAATTAATGTTGGTGGTTCACCTACGGCAGTTGGTCGTGGATGGAACTTGATCATGTCTAAGTCATTCTACCAAGTAAACAAACCTAGCAATGCATTTGCTACTGGCGATAGATTGGAAGGTGCTAATGGTACCCTTAGATATACTGCTACTAACGCATAATTTTTAAAAGAAAAGCCTTGGCAAAAGTTGAGGCTTTTCTTCATTTCAAAAAATTCACCCATTAAATTAAAAAAACAAACAAAACAACTATGAAAAATTTCATTATAGCCATTTTTGCAATGTTCGCTTTTGCAGCATTAGCATTTATTCCTCAGGAGTCTAAAGCTCAAAATTCGTCCTTTCAGGTAAACCATACATTTGACGGTAGCGATACCTATTTTAAGATTGACACCTTAATTGGCAAAGCTCCAGTATTGGTCATTCTTTATGATTCGATACAGACAAAGTGGGTCAACCCTGCAAACGTAGCGGATAGTTTACTTGCAACAAGTACAGCAACAAACTACAGCGATTTGACTTGGTTTACAACCTTACTGTGGTCCCAGAAAACGAAACTATTTGGAATTCTGCCAGATGGATTTTTTACTAAGATTAAAGGCTCTGGAAAGCTATATTACCCAAAAAGGTATTCAAAAATTGCTTACTACTATAAGCCCTAATTACTAAATGGAATGTTTAAAAGGATATATCGGGATTAAAGGTTGTGGACTTGAAACTTCATTGAGTGGAAAGTTTGTCAATTCATTGCCTGGTATATCCTTGAAAACATTTGACAAGACTGCTAATGAAGAGCAGCAAACGTTCTTTGGAGTTTGGAAAGATGTAGAAGATAGAGCCATTGCAAAATTTGCATCCAATGTAAATACTGCTTTAGCATCACGATTCAAATTAAAATCAATTTCACAGTCAATTAATTTGGGGAAACTTGTCAAAAAAGACATTGTACAACCTCCGGTTAACCAGTTGAAAGGATTTAGTATTGAATTGAGGCTTGCTGAGTATTACAAAAAGTCAAGTTTGCAATCAATCAGCATCCAAACGCTGTCATTATTTCTTTTATCTGATTTAACGGATGCTACTATTAAGATAATCGACATTGAAACAAATGATGTTTTAGACACATTCACTTTTGATGGAGTTGTTGGATGGAATCTAGTTCAGGTTAATAAAAGATACGATGCTCAGCGATTGTTTATAGGATTTGATTCTGTAGATAGCTCTGTTGTTGAATTGCCAATATTCTATGGCATTACCAATTCTTTAAATTCGGCTTGTGGGATTGTTTATGGCGCTGGAAATTGTAGTGCTTACGTAAGAGGTGCTCAAACAACAGCCCCTTTAGATGCCACAAGTTTAAGTTATGGAAACGATGCGCATGGATTGAGTGCAGTATTTTCTTTAGTCTGCAAATACGATAATCTTATCTGCAACAATAAAGAAGCATTCGCAACAGCTTTATGGTATTTGTGCGGTGCGGAGTTGATGGTTCAGGCATTGGCAAGTTCACGTTTGAACTGGATAACGCTTGACAAAGAAAAGCTGAATGAATTGAAGAATTATTTTGAAGCAGAGTATGAAAAAGAGTTGACGAATGTAATCAGAGGGATTGATTTAGACACCTCCGATGCTTGTATAGAATGTAATGCTCCAGTAACTATAAGAGAGTCGAGAATGTAACTATGGCAAAATTCAGCAGCAATATGGAAAGGGTGCTGAATTCAATTGTGGTAAAAATTTCTTCTTTAAATAAAGGAGGAGTTGAACATGATCGGATTGGCAGAATAGGAGCAGAAAGTATGCTGGCGGAGGTTCGGGAAAGGATACATAGTAAAGGACTTTCAGCTGATAATTCAAGTATCGGCCAGTACAGTAGGAAGCCAATATATGTGTCTTTGAAATCGAATGTTGGAAACAATAAAAGCTTTGGACAGCCAGCAGGGAAAAATGGGAATACTACTTTCTCTTCAGGTAAAAAACATAAGGCTAAATATTTTGGAGAGGGTTATTCCCAATTCAAAACGGCAATTGGAAGGAATCAGTTAGGGAGTGTGAATTTGACTTTAAGCGGTACCATGCAGAATCAATTGGCGGTGTTACCAAAAAGCGGAGGTTATGGATTAGGTTTCCAAAATGCAGAACTATTAAAAAGGGCGCTGTTCTTTGAACAAAAAAAATATAAAAAGCAAATCTGGGCTTTATCAATAGATGAAAAAGAATTGCTAAAACAGATCATAAAAGTAGAAGTTAAAAATGCCATACTTAGAACAAACAGTAACTGAAATCAATAACACGCTAAAAGCAACTTGTTTAAAAGACAAGCGTTTTTTCAGCAGTCGTTTTGAATCAGTTGTTAGTCAAGCCATGGTAAGCAAGTCTGATAGCAATGAGGTTTTTATCCCTCTGGCTTGGACAAGTGAAGGAGAATATAAAGAGGTAGTATTTGACGATGCTTTCCCACTTACTATCTACCATCGCGTTCTTTCAAATAATTATTCTTTCGATGCCAATAATGAATTTGGTAGAGAAAAGAAAAAGCAACGATGTACAACAACGATGCTTATGTGTGTAATGGCTTTCAGAAATCAAATCAAAATTTCTAAAGAAGATTTAGAGGCTCAAATAGTGGTCAATTTCCCTTTAGGAAATACACCAAACTTTTTATTGAAACCATTGCAAACAAATACCCTTTCAATCATAGATTCAAATATGGATAGCCTTTCGGTTTTCCAAAGTGAATTCAAAGGATTGGATGTAAGATTAAACCAGGAGAAGATTATCTTCTCGATCCGATATAAAATTGAAAGCACCTATTACACTGGATGCTTTGATATTTGTAGTTGTCAAGAAAACTAATATTTAAAAAACAAACACAATGGCAATAGCTCCATATTACATAATTGGTTGCGACCAACCAGTTCCAGATTACAATTGTAATCCATGCCCAACCACAGAGAAGGGTAGAATTAGCACCGCTGCATTCATCAAACCAGATTATTCATTCACAGACCCTACAAACCCTACAGAGTGGCTTCAAGCTATTCAAGATGGCAATGTTGTATTAATTCCAAATGTTCGTGGAAAGTATGACGGAGGTTCTGAAAAGAAAGGCGATGGATATGGAAGAGCGATTGACCGCTTAATGAATTACACATTCAAAGCAGATTTCAAAGATTTGAATTTATATCCGAATGCGGCTTTCTATGACACAATTGACAAAACCGAAAACTGGAAGTTCGCATTTTTCACGGGCACATTAGTATGGTTAGTAGATGATCCTTGTACTATCTCTACAAACGATGCAGTAACTGAAGATGCTGAAAGCGATGTTGTTTGGACTGCTAATATTGTTTGGCAGTCATTGTTCAAACCACGCAAATTCGTAGCACCGGTTGGCGTTCAAAATTGTTTCGCCCTGGATTAATTACGCCCACAGTAATTAATCTTAAAAATCAAATCGGTGGGGACATATTGACTTGTCCAAATCCATATCCAGTGCTTGTCATTGCAAATGACGGCACTGGCCTTGGAACAGCAAATTCTCAAGAAGAATATTGTGTGCTTTGGAACGACTACTCAGGCAACTATGAATTAGGCTATATTATTCCTGGAGATACTGGATGTGAATTCAAGTTCTATGGCAATTTTGCACCACAGTTTTTAAAGGCATATATGTCTTCTGATATTTCTTCCTACACAGCAGGAGTATCACAAATAGACTTTGATAATAATGGAGGCGATGACTGGTCTGTTGGCTTTAAAATAGCACCTGTTTCATTACAAATACCAATCGGAGTAACCGTAGAATCGATAGATTATGCTGTTACTTTTTGGAGTGGAGGAGTTGATACCGCTTTAGAATCAGGGAACACAACAAGCGATCAAGTATTTTATGAAAATGGCAATGGCGCAGGAGTTTACGACTTAGATTGTATGTACAATATGAGTGACGGTAGTCAATTCCAAATTACTAAACTTGTTTTAGTAGATGGCTCGGGAAATATATTGGCAAGTGTTGAAGCAGGTGGAACAGTAGTAAATTCTGTGAGTGGATTAGTGATAGATATTTCGGCAAATATTACACAGGTTGGAGTTACTTATCCTATTAGTTGGGGTGCTGCAATAAGTGGAGGGGCTGTATTACTCCCAGAGACTGGCGCAAATGTAGTATTAACATTGCCTCCGACAACAACAATCCTATTTACCGTATTAACATTAGATTCTACATTTACCAATGACTACACAGCAGGTGGAGGATTAGTAAGAACAAGTATAACTATTTCGTAACCAATAAAAAACAAATAAAATGAAATTAGCATTTGAAAGAGGCGAATCATTCGCACAGGTAACAATACAAGGTACTACAGAAGCACATAACGGCTTATATTTTCAAACCTGTGGAAATACTACTAATGACGATACTGCTGAATTAGATTTTAATGTAGTAGGTTATGGAACAGTGCAAAACTATGGCGAAGAAGCTAAAGCTACTTTAAAAGTAAACACCAATACACATTTTAGACAAATTGAATTGTCTAATGAATATGCTGTAGTGGTAGATGGCTGTGTATTTCAAAAAGTTGTGACCGACTGACTGCCGGGTGAAGTTGTTGGCACACATCCACCACGAAAGCCTCGTTCGTAAGCATTTAGGCGCAATAGGTAAGCTACTTTTCTTAGTGGCTTACCTATTTGATGCGTTCTTTAAAATAGCCTACAAGATTCCTCCAACAGTAGTTGATTGGAACAAACCGGAATACATCGAATGTAGAGTATTCTTTATGGTATTCGCTATTGGCATTGCTTTAATCGCACTTCAAAAAATCGATACCATATTTGAGTTTTGGTTCATGGAGTGGGCAGTTTGGAATGTGCTAGACGATTTTTCCGGAAACGGATCTACATTTCAATGGTATGAGATAGTTGTAGCATTTGGCTCTTTGTTGATAGCCTATTTGAAATTCAGTGGATTAGGCAGCCACTTTTATAAACTAATAAAAAGAAGATGATTGTGGAGGCAATATTTTATAAAATAGTAATAATGATTAAAGGCATGGTAATCTGCTTAACTACTGCATTCAAGTTTGTTTTTGCTCCAATTGGACTTGCTATTTATGGATTTAATTGGCATGAATATTCAGTTTCGTTCGACAAAGATGTGATTGAATTAGTTGGAATAAAGTATTATTTCAGTAAGACTACTCAGGGTATTATTCATTCTCTTGTAAATATTAAAACTGCTGCGACTTTAATATTTGTGCAGGGAATAGCCTTTACGCTTCCATTACGTGAATTTTTTTATACAGTGATAGCATTAGTGTTTTTTGATATGATTAGTGCGCTCTATGCTTTATGGAGGGAGTCTGCCACTTTCATTTTATTTTACAATGCGTGGACTTCTAAGAGAGCCTTTGATACGGTGAAGAAATCGGTGTGGTATTGCCTTTTTGGGCTGGTATTGTATATAGTAGGGTGCGGAGTAGGTGAAGGGGAGCTGATGAAGAAGGTGGCGATGGGATTAATAGGTTATATAGAAGGGAAGTCTTTTATAGAAAATGTAGATAAGATTTTAGGTACTAATTTTTGGAGTTTGATTTCTGGATTTTTGAAGGATAAATTTTTACCTAAATCTGAAAACCAAAACACCCCTACACAGCCATGACAAAATCAGGATTTGACCTAATTAAGCATTATGAATCGCTCCATGATGGCGACCTTTCTCAAATAGGATTACAGCCTAAAATGGACTGTTTGGGTATATGGACGGAGGGATGGGGTGCCGCTATTTATGATTCTGAAAATCGAATTGTAAAAGGGGCTGCTAATAAAAGCAAGGCTTACGAATTTTCGAAGATAAAAACAGAAGCTCAGGCGGAGGCTGATTTGATAGCCAAAGTTTCCAGGATAGAAAGTGCGGTAAGGTCCTATTTTAATCCAAAAGTATTTTTTACGGATAATGAGGTTTCTGCTATTACATGTTTTTCTTATAACTGTGGGCTAGGTGCTTTGAAAGGATCTACTTTACTCAGAAAGTTAAACATGGGCGATAGGGGCAGAATTGATGAAATTTTAAACTGGGATAAAGGGCAAGATGCCAATGGAAAAATGATTCAACTACCTGGGCTAACTGCTAGAAGAAAATCAGAGAAATATTTATTTGAAACGGGAGTATTCCTTTCTTACAATGGATAAAATAAACAAACCCTTTCTTTACACATTGCTAGTAGCAATATTGCTATTTGCAAGCAATATTTTATTCCTCCACTTATGGTGGACTAAACCTTGTGACTGCTCGGGCAAGACAGTAATTGAATGGAGGGATTCTACTGCTCCAAATAAGGAGCCAGAGAAAACGATTATTAATACTAAGCCTAAGTTGGTAGGTGTAAAAAAGTATATAAATGGAGGCACCCATAAAGGTGTCGAATTCGACACTGTTAAAAGTTTAAACCCATCGAATTCGAGGGAATTAGAATCTAATATGGTAGAATTAAACCAAGTTAGCACTTGCCTTGACACTACAATTTATAAATTAGATACGCTTTCTCCAGAAAACTTTAGAGCTACAGCTACAGCTACAGTAACTAATAACGAATTAATCAACCTAAAAGTTGATTATAAGAATTTAGCTCCTGAGAAATGGCGAATAGAAACCATTACTAAAACTGTAGTACAAGAGGAAAAAAAATCTTTGGTAAAAGTCTATTTAGGTGTTCATGTAGGAACTACGATAGTAAATAAAACACTTGGCACTTATAGAGGGGGTGGTGACATAGATGCTATAATAGCGGACCGTCACATGTTAGGTATTAACGGAGGTGTCAACTCCATGCTTCAGCCAGAGGTAGGGATTCGCTTTTCAGAAAAAATAAGTTTTAGGAAAAAATAAACCTCCGATTCTCAAAAATTGGTTCCCTTGCTATCACTAGTTTTCAGCACTTTCCTTTAAAATTTAACAAATTAATTTTGCTTAATATTTGGAAATATCCAAATGTTACTTATATTTGCATTGTCAATGATGATTATTATTGATGGCGGTGACAGGTCAACTGAAGAAAAAAGCGGGGCGCAACGCTATATCGGACGGCACAAATAATATGAAAAGTTTCACAATTAACATCGCAACAGGTTTAGAGGGAGTAGAAGTAATTGTAAAAAATGGCAGAAAGTTTCAAGAAGCAATCATTGCTGGAGCTTACAAAACTTTTGAGTTCACAACAAATGAAGAAGATGCAGAACGCCTTAAAAAGTTTGCAGTAAAAAAAGGCGATGATAAAAATAGCAATCGCGGCAATTGGTATGCACATTGCAACGGTTACGCAATGGATTTATTTGTTGGAAATGCAGGTAAAACTTTTTCACTAAACACTTACCGTAATTTCGGTCGCAACTCAAAATAATGAATCTTCCAAAATTTCTGTTTTCCGAAAACAAATCAGCTCTGCCAGGTGCAGGGCTGATTATTTGCACAGAAGTGCCGTTTTTTTATGCTCAAATATTTAAAGGAGTAACTATAGAGCAAATGACTGAGCTATGCCAAAAACACAAAGCAATAGCTGCTGGAATGCCTTATAGTTATAACATAGGAGTAATTGTATTAGGTGCATTTCATACATCGTTAGTTCCTTCTCCATCTAAAGAATTTGCCCAAGAAATGGCAACACTAGCGCGAGAAATGAGCGACTTTTATTTGAATGAAAAAATAATTCCAAACGAAAAATATTATGAACGATATAAAAGCTAGCAATATCACAGGCACTCGCGAAGCATTTCTACAACTGATTTCAAAACGGGGTATTTATAAGGAATTAGGAGTGAGTCCTACCACCGTTTCTGAATGGAAATCGGTGGGTTGCTCTATAAATAAAATGGAAGAAATTCTTTTGAAATCAGGAGCAAAAGTTGTTAGTGAAAAAGTTTGGGAGTTAAACTAAAACCCCTGCATCTGCTCCACTCTATCCATGGTATCTGCTACATTCTTATCAATAACCCGTAAGGATTTTAATTTTTCAATATCAGATATTAATTGTTCGTTTTCCACTTTTCAACATTATAAATGTTTATAAATAAACTTTACAAATACTTTTTTATTTGAAAAGAATCTTTACATTTGCATTACAATAGTTATACGAAACTAATAAAAACTTTATAATAAATCAAAATGAAAAAAATTCTTCCAAAAGCTTTAACAGCAAAATATCAAAAGCTAATCATAGATGCTGGCAATATGATGGACTGCTACGAAACAACAGGAATCCATTTTATGACCATCAAAAAAATAATTGATAAAGGATTTGCAAAAGAGGTGCAAATCGAAAAGCTAAATAAGTATTGCGAAGAAGTTGAAACAATCAAAGCGTAACCAATGGAAGTAGTATCACAAAGAGAATTTCAAGTGTTGGCTGCCATTGTCGAAAGGCAACAGACAATCATTGAATCCTTAACTGAAAAAGTTTTGGCACTTGAAAAAGAACCAACCGATTAAAAAAGTAGCATGACAAAAGTAACTCCAGAACAAGCTTTAGAAACCTATAAGAGAACGATAGCCGATGCGCCTAAATATGAATGGGCTAAATGGATTCAAGATGTGAACAATGCTGTAATGCTTAAAGATGTGAGCATACTTCAAAGCCACAATGCTTATGTACTAGCTGTTTACCATTTATTAATGAAGGAGCAATCTCACGTTTATTATTCAGATGAAGATTAATTAAGTCACCAAAAAAAACAAACTATATGAAAAGAATTTTACAAGAAACCGAAAACCAAAGGCACATGAGAAAGACATTAGGTCTGTGCCGTTTTTTAGGACTTAACGCCTCCAGATGGAGTGAGTTCAAACTTGCTTATGATATGGTGGTAATAAACGAACTAGCCGTATGATAGCAAGATTCAAATATTGGTGGAATAGACTTCACAAAGAAGACCAATTTGTTTTTATCGTATGTGTTCTTTTTTGGCTTATAGCAGCACTTTCAGCTTGGGCTAATTCAATAGTAA